TGTTCATGATCAAGACACGGCATAGGTAGTCACCGACAGCCGCCTACGGGCGGCCTTTTCGTTTGGCTCGTTCGCCACGCCTCGGACACGTCCCGGGTCAGTTTTCGAGCCGCATCCCTTCCGCGCTTTTCCGCCACCATCCCGTAGTACGCTTTGCGCTCCATTTCCGGCCACCGCATGACGGTCCGGGCCTCGCAACGCGCTCTGTGCGCCTCGCTCCAAGTGCAGTCCGGCTTGTCGCATGGTGATCGTCCACACATCAAAACAGAGTTTCCTGCACCACGCGCTCTGGCACACAGTGCGGGCTGCACCACAGGGTTTCGCTCGCGCTGTTCTCCACGGCCTCGTCGGTGGAGGCGTAGCCCTTGCGCGCATTCCACTTCCGCAGTCCCCAGCCGTGCGCCAGCAGTTCGTCGTGCTCGCCTGCGTGGCCGCAAAGCACGATCCGCAAGCGCTTGTCCGCTCCGTTCTTCAGGCACCAGGCGCGCACCTCATCAGCCAGTTTCCCGCCAACACCGCCGGCTGCGTAGTCCATCGCGCCTCGGGTGTATGGCGGGTCAAGAAAAACCCCAGTAAGGCCGTGCCGCACGGTCACGCTATCGGTCAGCACGCGCTGCCATTCGCCCACCGCCACGCGCACGTCGCGAGTGCGGTCCATCAGAGCGGCGAACCACTCATAGATGTA